TGCCCTAGGGTACCCTGGAGAAATGGCATCCATAGCAGCCCCAGTTACTGGAAGGTAAGGATGAAGGGTTGCAAGGGCTTGACAGGTCCACCCAGCAAATGCTGCAGCAATCCTAGATAGTGTCAGGTCATCTCTGCCTGGGTTTCCAGATTTCAGGCCATAGATCGTTATTAGCCTCGATGCTTTCTTCTTACCTTCTGCCGACATCTTTTCAATCATTTTTGAAGGCTTGTTGCCTCTGGTCAGGGCAAGGACAATCATCATCTTCACATCAGTCTGCCAAGTTTGAGGCCCTTTCTCTTGGACTAGCTGAATAATCCTTTGAGCATTAAAGCCTTCATAAGCAAACTCATTGACCCAGCCCATGACTTCAGCATTGTTGATTGGCTCTCCAGCAAAAGCGATGGCAATATCAGCATAATCCGTCATGGTGATATTTAGGTATTTGTAGTTGTTTGTAT